CTGCACCACCACTCAAGCCCTCAAATGGCCGCGTGAAGACTACACAGTCGATGACATTGACCTGGCGTGCAGCCTGATTCCCACCGACATCAAAGTCGCTACTTTTGAATTAGCCCGATCTCTAGCCAACGATACCGATGCCATCACTGGTACCACCGGCACAACCGGTATCCCCAACGAAGTAGAACTAGGCGAACTCAAAGTTAAGTACAACAAGACCAGCCAAACCAGCGGCGTGATCAACAACGTCTTTGACGTCTATCCTTGGCTCCAGACTTACCTCGGCCCCTACTGCATGGGTGGCGCAGCTAATTACGCTGTCCGTCTATTCCGAGGCTGATATGAGCCTGATTGACGATACCTTTGCCTCAATCCCTGCCGGCATCCTTGCCGACTGGGGCCAAACCATCACGTACATCAAAACCACTACGCCCCGCACCTACGACCCCACCACCGGCAACGTCACTGGCGCCGACACCAACGTCACCTTGAAAGGCGTCATTACGCGCCTTACACCCCGCGAATCCGAAGGCCTGTACCAAACAACCGACCTCAAGGTCATCATCGGCAACAGCGAGCTCGGAACGTACTACCCTACCGAAGCCGATCGCATCCAATACACCCAGGCTGGCGCCACCCGCGAAGCCAAAATCATCGCCATCACCAGCTACCGCGGCGACAACCCAGTCCTCCACACCCTCATAGCGAGACCCCAGTAATGGCTCGCCGACGAAACGATTTTATGAAACTTGCCCAGAAAATTGAGGCAGGTTTTTTGGCACCTTTTATTGTCGGCGTCGCCCAATCTGCTCAAGCTGTCGTAAAAGACCTTCAAGAACTAGGTCCAGCTTGGTCAGGCCAATTCTCTAACTCATGGGAAATAGCAAGCGCCAGCAAAGTGTCTAGCGGTAGCGGCTCTTCTGGTCCACGACAGCGGATTCTTGCCCCGATTTTGACTGTTGATGAGTATAAATTTAAGCCAGAAATTAAATACTACATAGCTAATAAAGCACCACACGCAGACGTAGCTTTGGATTTAGTTGAAAGTACGTATAGATATCCAGGATCTGAACCCATTAAAAAAGCTGAGCGAGGCGATCGAGTAACAGGTCTTCGCGGCGACCTATCTGTCAACGTCAGTGGTCCCAATCGGCGTACTGCCCCACTGGATTGGTATACGACCTATCTGCGTGGCGGCACCATCGACAAAAGAATCAGCACTTACATGGATCAAGCATTGCGTAACGTGAAGCTATGAACTACCAAGCAATCCGCGCCGCCGTCGAAAACCCACTGCTGTCAGCCTTTGGTGCATTAGTGCCAGCCGTACCGGTTTTTTTCGATAACATCACAGCTGTCCCCGCCAACACGACCACCGAATACATCCGCGTCAATGTTACTTTCGGCATTACCAACGAACCCACGCTTACCTCTAGTGTCGATAATGCGCGTGGCGCAATTATTATCCGCATTTTTACAGAAAAGGGCAAAGGCCCCGCCCGCAATCAAGTTTTGCTCAACACAGCCGTAAACGTACTGGAGACAATCAACAACTCCACCAAAGGCACGAGCGGCGTTTATTTCAAGGTCGGTGAAATCAACGGCCCTACATTTTCCGCAACTGAGGAAGCACCCCATTTTGTGGGACGCATTGACACATCCTACGTAGCTACTGTGCTGCCGTAGTAAACACTGTTTCGGGCGCTAACCTGTAATAAGCCGGGCAGTGCCCGCCCCGTAACAACTCTCTTGGTACGCCAATGGCCACCACCGTTCTGTCCGGTACGTCCGGCGCTCTTTACTACAAGCCCGCTGGCACCACCGGAACTTTCGGTGAGTCCGGCGTGAACACTGGCACCGACACCATCACGGTTGAAACCTACCTCAATTTGAAGGTCGGTGACCCGGTGCAGTTCAGCATCATCAACAGTCAAACCGGAGGAGCTGGAAGTGGCACTCTGCCTGCCGGCATTTCGGCTGCCACGACCTATTTCGTGATTGCCTATACCGCTAGTAGCGGTGCTTTGCAAGTGTCCGCCACCGCCGGTGGCGCCGCACTGAACATCACGGACGACGGCACAGCCAGTGCTCCGAATGAATTTCAGGTCGCTTACGCCGCTTATGAAGCAGTGGGTCAAGTCCGCGACTGGACCTTTGAAATCAGCCGTGCCGAGATCGACGTCACCACCATCGGCCAGACCCAAGGTCAGTACGTGCCATTCCGCAGCTACATCGCTGGTTTCGGCGATGGCACCGGCACTGCCACGGTCTACATGACCAATGAGAACGCCTCGATGTCCAACCGGATGGTCGAAGACGTGCTTCAGCGCCAGCAAACTGGTGCGGCCTTCAAGCTGTACATTGACCGTGTGTACAGCGGCGGCAGCGTGAGCGAAAACCTGAGCCGCTCAATCAGCTTTGACGCCACGCTGACCTCGGCCAGCATGAACGTCAACCCTGATGACGCCCAGTCCGTGACGGTGAACTTCCGCCCAGCCGCCACCCCCACCTTCGACTTCAGCACCTCTGCCTGATAGGCTGCTGGTGTAGGTAATACGACCCCGGCCTAACCGCCGGGGTTTTTTATTTCTAGTCCGCTACACTAACGCCAGACCATCAGGATCTGTATGCCTGCCCCTAGTTCGCTCCGCGCCATCGACCGCCTCCGCAAGGCCGCCAATCTGGAGCCCGTCAAAAAGACCGTTGAACTGTCTGACGGCAGCAAGTTTGAAATGTGGGTGGCGCCCCTGACGATGGCCGAGCGTGAACGCGCCCAAAAGCAAGCCAAGTCTGACGACGCCAACGCCTTCGCCCTCCAGCTGCTGATCGCCAAAGCACTAGACGATGCCGGCAGCCGCCTATTTAACGCCGGCGAAATCGACGTGCTCAAAAACGAAGTCAAGGACAAGGACCTGCAAACCCTGATGCTGGCGATCCTGACCGACGACGCCGAGCCCATCGACCCAAAGAACTGAGTGCCGAACTTCGCAAAGACAACTGGCTACTACTCCAGTTCGGCGTGGCCAAAGAACTGGGCCTGAGCTTGAGCGAAGTCCGCACCACCATGACCGCCGAGGAGTTGATCGGCTGGAGCGCCTACTTCCAGATCCTGAACGAGGACCAACAGAAGGAAATCGACAAAGCCCGACGCCGCCGCTAACCCGGCGGCTTTTTACACCGTAAACTGAAGTACCAGAGTGTGACGTGGCGCCGTGGCTTACAGAGCCGACATTGAAATTGGCGTAGTAGGCGCGTCTCGGTTAAAAGAGCTTCAAGAGCGAATTACCAAGCTTAGCCGCGCTATTGATGATGCAAATGTAAAAACATTAATTGATAGAAATGCTGTACAAAGTATTAATTCGTATAGTGAAGCTGTCGGCAGAGCATCTAGAAATTTACGTGAGACTGCCATCCAACTGGATGCCGCAGGAAAAGCATCGGGTGATTACGCTCAAGCAATAAGTCAAGTAGTCACAGCTTTGGGCCAAGAAAATGCGGCCAAAAAAATTCAAAATGATCTTATAAGTGATGAAATAGAGCTACGTCGCAGAGCAAAACTTGCAGCTTCAGGTATCCGTGAAACAACTCAATATGGAGGTCCTATAGGTCCGGGACCTGCTTCACCCGTAGGAACACTTGCCGGTCAAAGATCACCAGTTGAAGAACGAATTAAAAGAACAATACAAGGACGCAGAGATGAGACGGACTTGCAGCAGGCTTTACTGCGTTTAGAAGAAAAAAGCGCTGCCGAATTAAACAAAAAAGTACAGGCTCAGGATGCATTAGTAAAAGGCACGCAAGAAGTTTTAGAACTACTTGCGGCACAAGCACAAAAAAGTAAATTTCTTGCGGGGACATCTGGACCTCTAGCCCAAGGCCCTCTAGCAGGCGCTGGAGCAATGGGCTTTCCAGTCGCCTTGCCACTTACAAAAATAGAGCAAAAATCCCTAGAAATTAATGCTAAAAAACAAGAAATTTTGAATAGAATGGCGACAACACGCCAGCAGTTAGCCGGTCTTGCATCTAACTTACAGCGTCTTGATCAAAACTCTGCTGTTGCTATTGCAGACGCAAACAGAAACCAAAAGCAATTAAACCGATCAAAGCAAGAAGCTATAGAGCTAGCCGAGCGTGAATTAAATATATCAAGACAGGGTACATTGCTTGCCGGCAAATTTAGCCCTGTTGGCGGAGCGGCAAACATTCCGGGCAGCCCCTTATTTTTACAGGCCCAAAGAGAGCGCAGAGCGAGCCAGCTGTCAGGTATAGCGCTCGGCGGCGGCTTTCCTTTACTGTTTGGCGGCGGTCCCGGCGCTGTTTTAGGTGGTGCAGCCGGCGGCCTTGTACCAGGGCCCAACGCATTTGCGGCCCAGATTGGACTCAGTGCCATTGGCCAACAAGCCGATTTGTTTGTAGCTGCCGCAGCAAAAACCGGCGTGGCGCTTACGTCTACCGGCAAAACATTAGAGTTTATGCGTGAAAAAGCACTGTTTTCAACCACTGCGGTTGAAGATCAGGCTATTGCACTCGGAGAGCAGGGCCGTGTATCAGAACTAGCCGATTTACTTACACAAGATCTAGCCAGAAGCATTGGCGGTGAAGGCGTAAAGGCGCTACAAGAATTAGGGGATGAGACTAATCAACTAACAAAAGAGTGGAATACACTTACAGCGCAACTATTTGCTCTTGTTGCAG